GCCCATCGAAGATTGATGATTGTATTCTACCTCAGAGTACAAAAGAAACTTTTAAAAATTTTGTGAAGAGTGGGCAGATTCCCAATCTTCTTCTTCATGGAACCGCTGGTATCGGTAAAACTACTGTCGCTAAGGCACTTTGTGATGAACTTGGCGTAACCTATATTGTAATTAATGGATCTGACGAAGGACGCTATCTTGACACAGTACGAAATAAGGTCAAAAATTTTGCATCGACCGTATCACTATCTAGTGACTCCCACCACAAAGTCATCATTGTTGACGAAGCTGACAACACAACCCATGATGTACAACTCGCCTTACGGGCGAACATTGAGACATTTAGCGGTAATTGTAGGTTTATTTTCACATGTAACTACAAAAATAAACTCATCGAACCCCTCCACTCTAGATGCTCCGTCGTTGACTTCAACATTCCAGGAGCAGAAAAGCGAAATCTTGCAGGATCATTTTTCGACCGTCTCAGGTTTATACTTGAGAAGGAAGGTGTACAATATGATGAGAAGGTTCTCCCCCAAATAATTCTCAAGTTTTTTCCTGACTGGCGTCGTATTCTTAATGAGTGTCAACGTTATGCAATTGGTGGTGTAATCGACAGTGGTATCCTTGCAAGTTTGTCAAGTATTAAATTTGATCAACTTATAGTTGCACTGAAGAACAAACAGTTTACTACTGCAAAGAAGTGGGTATCTTCTAATTTAGATAATGAACCTTCTCATATCTTTAGGACAATTTACGATAACCTTTACGCAGTATTTGAGGAAAGAACTATTCCTCAAGCAGTATTGATATTAGGAAACTATCAATACAAATCAGCATTCGTTGCTGATCAAGAAATTAATCTTATGTCTGCCCTTACCGAAATCATGATGGAGTGTGAATTCAAATGAAAACAATCAAACAAGTAAAAAACCTCTTTAATACTTTTAACTATAATCATGCAGACATCTGGATGTCTCGCCATAGTTCTGTTATATTTAAAAATGAATCTTCTGAGAATAACTTTGATAACGGAAGGGCACTAGAAGAGATCATTCAATATGCATCTCAATGTATGCTTACACGTGATCCTGGGAAGAATGGATACGATCTTCTTGCACTCGACAATACTACGTATGAATGTAAGAAAGTTATCTTACCTAAAACAACAAATTATGGTAAGACCACATTTGTTATTAAGAATGCTCATCCGAATTCTGACAAACCACCTGTAGTAAAACTTGCAGATTATTATATTCTTGGTGAATATACTAAGAGAATGATTATGGTTGTTGCTAAAGATCGAGTTACGGTAACTACTTCTGCTTCTGTAAAAGATCCAACTCAAAAAACTGATTTTAAGGGAGAATACTATTATGACGATTCTGATGTTGTTTGGGTAGGAGATCCTACAGTTAATGCGGTTGAGTCATGGCAATCTATAAAAGCAAGATTTAGAGATCTTCTTTTTCATGCGGATGAGTTTGCGACTACTGCTATTGCAAAAATGGAATTACATTGATATGGCACTTATTAAAACACCACTTAGATATCCTGGTGGAAAATCCAGGGCAATTAAATTTCTAGAAAAGCACATTCCTTCTAAGTTTGATAGGTATGCTGAACCTTTTCTAGGAGGCGGTTCTATGGCACTCTACCTGACACAGATTCGTCCTCACACAACTATCATGGTCAATGACCTTTACTATCCTGTATACGCCTTCTGGAAGACGCTACAGAATAGTGGTGATCGTCTTACTGGCGATCTTCGGGAATTGAAAACAGAATTGGGTGAGAGTATCAGTGCTCACAAAGAAGCATTTGACAATGCAAAACAGCAATTGATTTCTGGAGATCTTTACTCGACAGCATTTAATTTTTATGTTTTAAACAAATGTTCTTTCAGTGGATTGTCTGCTACTTCTTCTTTTAGTAGACAAGCATCACATCAAAATTTTACCTTCAGGGGTATTGATAAGTTGCCTAGTGTGGGTGAACTAATTCAATACTGGAAAATAACTAACAGTGATTATGGTGAGTTTCTTTTTGATAATGATACATTTGTGTTTCTAGATCCTCCATATGATATCAAAACATCTTTGTATGGAACTAAAGGTAACATGCATAAAGGTTTTGATCATGAATTGTTTGCAGCAAAGTGTAGGATATCAGAACAAAAATGTATGATCACCTACAATTCAGATCTTTTTGTCAAAGAAAGATTTCCTGAATGGAAACAAAAGGAATGGGAACTCACTTATACGATGAGATCTACTGGAACTTACACTAACGATCAAAAGAAACGCAAAGAACTTTTACTTTTAAATTATTAATGAGTAAGTATAGTCACAGTTTGACGGATTATCTTAAGTCCATCAATGAAACTAAAACAAATTTAATGGATACTGATGATCCAGGATGGGAAAAAAACTACCCATCCTGGATCATCAACAAGTGTCTGTCTAGTTTTATTGACACAATTATGTTTGCCAATGAAATGAATATGCTTCCAGATACTCCAAAGAAGATGCAGTATGATTTCTATATACATACTATCCGGAAGAGAAAGCGTTTCTCGCCTTGGGAAAAGAAAGAAAAATTAGAAGATCTTGAAGTCATTAAGGAGTACTATAACTATAGTACCGAAAAGGCACAAGCAGTTTTAAAAATTCTAAATAGTAAACAGATTGATTATATTAAATCTAAATTAAATCGTGGAGGCAAAACTTAATGACTCAGGTTGCTGAGGTTCAGTGGACTCGTGAAAGTATGGTAGAGGTAAAACTCGCTCAACCGGATGACTTTCTTAAGGTAAGGGAAACTCTTTCTAGAATTGGTGTTGCATCAAGAAAAGAAAAAAAGTTGTATCAATCTTGTCACATTCTACACAAACAGGGTAAGTATTACATCGTACACTTTAAGGAATTGTTTGCTTTAGATGGCAAAACTGCAAACCTTACTGTAAATGATGTACAACGTCGTAATAGAATTTCTCAACTCTTGTCTGATTGGGGTCTTATCAGTATTGTCGATACCGATAGTGTTCTTGATATTGCTCCTCTCAATCAAATCAAAGTTCTTTCTTATAAAGAGAAAGGCGAGTGGGAATTGGAATCAAAGTACAACATTGGAAAAAAGAAAACTGCTCCTGCAGCAGCATCATAATATAAATAAAGGAGTCATGCTCCTTTTTTAATGTCTGAAAATATTCAGGTTAAAAAGGAATCCAAAAAGGAAAACAAATTTGAGTGGGCGGATGAGGGTGTATCAACTCTCGTCCGAGTTATTATACTTGGATGGTCAGCAGCAATTCTGACTCTTAATTATGTAACTGTTCCTGGTATTCCTCAGAAAAACATCGATCCGACTTTTATCGCCAGCGTCTTCACGGGAACGCTTGCGACTTTTGGTGTCCTTCCCTCTAGGAAGAAGGACGAAGTTAAACAAGCACCTACATTGGAGAAGAAAGATGCAAAAATTGATTAATGGTATTGCGTTATTATCTGGTCTAGTTTCTTTATCTGTCCTAGGGGGTGGTGCTTATCTTTATTTTCAAAAGGATACATTAATCGAACAATCGAGGGAGAGAGTAACTGCTGCTATCACTGAAGCAATTACAGAAGCACTACCAGGAATGGTGGATGCTGCTATTCCAGGAGTTCCTGAGATGACTGGTCCCGCAATCACTGGTCCTGTCATGCCATTCTAACCATGAATAAACTTAAGATTGTCGCCGCTTCAGTTGGTGGAGTATTTGTTGTAGCACATATAGGTCTGCTTGGATATGTTTTCAGGCAAGAACCTGAACCTGTGATTCAACCTCCTACATTTCACATCCCTCGTGGTCCTTATTCTTCTTATAGGATTAAGGCAGGTAAGGATGGTTATGAAATTGAATTCCGTGCTGACGATCCTAAGATTTTGGAGTCCGAAAGGTCTCTAGATGTTGACAAAGAGAAGCGTGGATTGTTTGGCGGTGGATCTGAAATTAGAAATGAGTATCGCCGTGACCAATTCACCCGTGAAGGCACCAGAAATCTGGGAGGTGCAACAGATGATGAGGGAAAGTTAACTGCAAAACAAGCAGAGTGTCTCGTGGCGGACGCTGGAGCACGAAGTCAAGGTGCGATGGCGGGTAGTGCTATTGCTGCTGGTGTTGCTGTTCCTGCCCTTGCTAGCGTCCCTTACGTGGGTTGGTTGGCAGGTGGATGGGCACTGCTGCTAGGACAGAAAGCAGGGTCATCACTAGGTTCTACAGTTGGATCAGTATTTAATGACTGCTAACTGAGAATTGACTGAGACCTGTTAAATAGGTATAGTTATTGTAATATAATCATGGCACAATCGACCTATAAAAAGAAACAAAAAAAAGAAGCAACTGAAACATTTTTCTTGTATGTATTCTTTCATTCTATCTGGACAGGATTTTTTAAATTATTTGAGGACTAGTGGATATACCTTTTATTTCTGGAGTGAGTATTGATATTAATGATATTAGTATTAATGAAATTCAACCATATCGATATACAACACCATCTATTCCTATGGCACCACCAGTAGTTGTAAACATTGGTGTGCCTGTGGTTAATATTCCAGGATGTGTTGAAGCAACAGAAACTAATAGTGCTAAAAATAATCAATTGAGAGAGGATGATCCTAATGGTTTGGTTACGTATTGCGATTCTGGTGTTCCCAGTTTTAATCCTATTTCGTATGAACCAAACCAGATGATACTGACGGGTCCACCAAAAGTTGATACTAGATCACAGGATAGTTCAACGATACCTGAATTTAAAATACCAAAAACAAAACCACCTGTCGCTACTACTGATGTAGAATGTCCTACACTATCACAAAAGGCACAAGAACCTGTGGGAACATTTATACAAGGATTTAGAAAGAAAGTTACTGGTTATGAACTCATTGATAATACATGTGTTCAGATAACAGAACCAGTAGAACTTACTACACAAATTCTTGCTGGTCTGCCTAGTGGTGGGCAGATAGCACAAGTGGGTGGTATTGCTGTCATCGCTACATCATCAGCACTCATAGCAAAACCTCTGGCAGATCTTCTATTAAAAGCAGTCAGACCAGCGGTTAAGAAAGTTATGAAAAAGATTGCTAAACTCAGAGGAAAGTCATCTCAGGTACTGTCTACTGCCGAGCGTAGAAACGAGCAACGTGGGAGAAATCATGCTATGATGTCCATAAGACACACTCTTAAATCTAAATGAATTTGAACACTATCGTAACCTCTGATAACATTGAATATCTTAAAACACTTCCTGATAATTGTATTAATCTTGTTGTAACTTCTCCTCCTTATGATGGATTGAGAGATTACAACGGATATTCTTTAGACCTTCATGGATTAGGAGAACAACTCTTTCGTGTTCTGAAAGATGGCGGCATATGTGTCATGGTTATTCAAGATTCTACTAAAGATTTTGCTAAAACTCTTACATCATTTCGTACTATTATTGATTGGTGCGATAATATTGGATTTCGTTTGTTTGAATGTAATATCTATAATCGACAAGGAACTGAGGGAGCGTGGTGGAAGAAACGTTTTCGCGTAGACCACGAATACATGCCAATTTTTTTGAAAGGAAAACGTCCTAATTATTTTGATAAAGAACCAATCAAAATTCCATCTAAACATGGTGGAAAAGTTATGACTGGAGCAAACATCAGAACAAAAAATGGTAGAACTGGATCTCGTAAAGTCAAGATCAATCCTACAAAATGTCCTGGTACTATTATGTCTTTTGGAAATACTTGTGGTGGAGAAAGTAAATTAAAGAGTAAGCATCCAGCAGTATTTCCCAACATGCTTGCTTATGATATGATTGAATGTTTCTGTCCTCCTGATGGCGTAGTGCTTGATCCTTTTAATGGAAGTGGTACTACTACATTAGCAGCAAAATGTCTTAGTAGAAACTACATTGGTATTGATGTTTCTGATGAATATAATGCTATAGCAGAGGAGAGAATTCTAACTGAAACTATCTATCGTAAAAAAGAAAATATTCCAGTAACTATAAATTCTCTTGCTTTTTTATTATTTGATAACCAAGATCCTCAGCATTCTGAGACACAGGAGCAGGGATAGCATGAACGTGTGGATGCTTATGTCCTGGTGGATTGTTTACCACCACATCAGCACACACTTTAAAGTAGGGACTCCTAGGATGGAATTGGATTCCTTTTAACTTCAACTCACCACAATTTTTAAGACGAGCTATCTCAAAATCTAATCTTTTATTGGCAACAATTTGACTGGTCAATTCAATCTGTGTAGTTGCTGCTTGCTTACAAAGGTCTTGTAGTTTCTTATCTGTAGGTGTGCTCCATGTCATAGAGAACCCTACACCTAAACTGTAGTTATCTTTCTGCCCTGTTCTAGTTCTTTTAGTGAACAAAATATCACCAGGATTATCAATCAAACCATCTTCGTTTAGATCGCTAACATCATATACCGGGTCATTAAAGTATGGTTCGTATGGTTTAGATGCAGAAGCAGATCCTGTTACATAGGGTGTGAAATTGCGAGTGGGACCCTGACATTGTATACCACCTCCGTAGGTGTTTGTAATATATGGTCCCTGAAGGACTTGTATAGCTTGGTTTGTAACGGAGCCTGAAGAGTTAGCAACAGGATTAGCAGTAGCAGACACACCACCAACAGTTTCAGCATAAGAATTTAATGGTAATAATGATCCGAGAATAACTGCTCCAATTATTGACTGAAAATGGAGGTTGTGTCGGTTGCGCTTTCCACCTCTGTCACTCTTTGAATAATTGTTTGATTGCTTAAACCAGGGCCTCGATAAGTTTCTGTAAACTGAAACGCTGCTCCTGGTACTGTTTGTGTGAATTGGGGTTTGCTTGTTACTCCAGTCCATGATGAAGTCACTCCATTTATAGTTACATTAGTAGCACCTGGTTGTGGTGAGAGGTTTCCAGATGCTGATACACCAGTGCCAGTAGCAGAATACTGATACCCAGTGTTATAGTCCATCGAATTGATGGTCTCAGTTATCTTTTGCGTCGTTTCCGTTCTTGAGGTCATTGATCCCTGAGTGAAATTTGGGACCACGGGAACCGCCATTACTGGAGATCCCAATAGAAACATCACAATGAATAATTTTTTCATGATGTTTCCTTTACTAATCGATAACAGTGATCTCAGACACAAATTGTCCCGTGGCTGTCGTACCAGCCCCACCAGCCGTTATAGTTAGAGCACCGTTGGTTCCTACAGTGCCTGCTAGAGAACCAGCAACACCAGCAGTGTAAGAAGTTACATTACTGAAGTTAGGAACATCTCCTACAGTAGGAGCAGCAGTTGGGATAGCATCACCTTGAGTAAAGGAGGTGCTATATGTGAAAGCATTTCCGTCTGTTGCCTGAGTTGCTGAGATAGTTCCAGGAGAATAAATGCCACTAGTAATACTGCCAGCAGAGATAGTTCCTGCTGTGGTGCCATCAGTAGTATTGATACCACTACCTGAAATACTATAAGAATTACCTACTCTTGCAGCAGTTGATCTAGCAGATTCAACAGTTAGTTGAACACTAGAAGATTGTTTTGATAAGAGTCCACCTGCTTGAGTAGCAGATGCAGTCATCAATAGCATAACGATAGGAAGAAATTTCTTCATAACGTATAAAATTTATATTCATATATATTTAGTTGGTGTGCCTGTGCATAAAGTGGCACACACCACTTGACAGATCTTAACGATTACTATATACTATGTAAAGATTCATTACGAAACGTATCATGACCGTAACAACAGAAGATGGTGGACGCACAAACATGTGGGCATCAGAACCCCGCATGTATGTAGATCCCACAGAAGCAGAGCGTTATGGGTATGAGACTCATGCTGACCGTGCTGAAAAAGCAAACGGTC